CCGTTCATGGAGGGCAACGGCCGGGCCACCCGGATATGGCTCGATATGATGCTGAAAAAGCGTCTCCGGCGAGTTGTGGACTGGCAGAAGGTAGACAAAGATTTATACCTTCAGGCGATGGAACGCAGTCCAATAAATGACCTTGAATTACGCGCGCTGCTCAGCCAGGCATTAACCGACCGCACGGATGATCGGGAGGTTATTTTCAAAGGTATCGAACAGTCGTACTATTACGAGGGATACGAGGGGTAAAGCGTATGTAGCAAAAATAGATAATTACTTCATCACATTCTAAAATTTAATCGGCATGAACCTTATCACGTTTATTTTCGGGGTTATCATTTTAATATTCGCTATACTGCAAATTGTCTTATTCTTCAAACTATGGAGAATGACAAACGATGTTCATTTAATCAAAGAAAATAAACAAATTAGTAGCAACGATCAAGAGGAAATTCTTTGGTTACTTCGAAAATATATTTTGTTGGGTGATACCAACAAAGCCCAAGAAATCATAGTCTCCATTTTTTTAAGCAATATAAGAAAAGATATTGCTACAAACGGGATAACAAATTGCGATATAGAAAAATGGAAAAATGAATGCTTATTATATTATAAAGCCATAAACAAAAACATTCCAGAACCCATTCTAAAAATACACTCCGGGATAGATGTTATCAAGTTGATACATTGACATCGCTGAAACAATGCACAGATAAAGCACCTAAAACTATTTATCGAAATTCGGCTACATTATTTTTAATTTCAAATAGCAGACAAATACGCCTATAAAACCAAGAGAGCCGAGAATTATCCCGGCTCTCGTCATTTCGTCGTTATTCGGTGGCGTGCATCATCACACGCAGCGTGCCCCGTCATTCCTTTACTGCTACTGTCATTTTGCCGATGGACTGAATGATCTTGGCAGCTTCGGGATCGAGGACCACGGAAATAGGCTGTATTGCGGCCGTTATCGCCTTGCCGTTGGTTGTCACATCCTGGCGGTCGGCAAGATGCAGAACACGCGACGCAATCGTCGAGTTGTACTGCTCACACATAGCCCCCTCCAACTGATCGGATTCGATTCGCGCGCGCACGCGCGCACACACGCTCAAAAATTCATCCTGCTTTTCGTATTCCCGGAAAGTATTCTCTACAATCTCCGCGAACACGCAGAATCCTACAAGTGTCAGCGGTCGTTCGTAAGGTACGGGAATAACAGAGCCGTCGGCCAATACCTTGTTGCTGTATCGCGGATTCGCTTTCGCCCATTCGGCGTACTCTTCAAACTTGGCTTCAAGAGCTTCGGGGGTATATGCACGAGGGCGGCCCACTCTCTTATTAGGGGTATTCATGTTATTATTCGTATTTTTTTCGACCTAATTTTCCGAGGCTGTTTTGAACCTTGACCCGCTTCTGCCCCTTGTTGATGTCAACCACCGAAACAATGGGCGCCGGCATTTCAAGCATAGCTTCACGGATCATCGCTTTCATCCCTCTCATTCCGTCATTGCGCTGGGGAAGATTCGACACCTGGATGGCGTTTCCACCGCTTGCGACGTTCATGGCCGAGAGCATTGCGCCCCAGTCGTTGACAGCCTGGGCGGTCATCACGGCTTCGCCGTTGGATAACATTGCGGGGATGCTGTCCGAAGTTCCGGTACCCGGGCCCGTGACAAGGCCGCCGGAGGCGTATCGGTATTTACTTCTTTCTTCTTCTGCGGAACTGTTGAGCGATTTAATTTGCGTTATTATGGTCGTAATGGTCGAAATTGCAGCCACCGCCCCGGCAATACCATCCCAAACAGTAGCGGAAGATGAAAATGCTTTGTGTAACGCCGTTCCCATCGCAGCGGCCGATTCGGCGATTGCCAACATTGCGACAACCCCCGCATCTGCCCCGGCGGCTTCGGCAAGTTCTTCCAACGCACCGACCATCTGCTGTGCGCTTTGAATAGACATCTGCGTTTCTTTTTCTTGCAACTTAATGCCTTGCAGTTGTATGTCGTTGACCTGCTGTTTGGCTTCTGCAACGGCCTTTTGTGCGTCAAGTTCAGCATTACGCCATTCCAAAACACCGCCATAGAGAGCCGTATATGTTTCCTCACTCATTGATTGTATTTCGGAAAGTTTATTTTGTGCAGCATCCATTTGTTGCTGCGCAATATTCATCTTGGCGGCATTTTTCTCAATATCCTTGTTCGGATCGGATGTGTGTAGAATGTCATAATTAGGTAACTGTGCTTCTTTTTGGCGGATAGTCTGCAATTTATTTTGTGCATTAAACCGCATTTTGATCCTGTTCTCCGCATTGCGGGCTTCTTCCTCGAACTCCTTATCGCTCCAACGCTGGCGTATTTCGGATTCCTCCTTATACCTGCGCTCCTCCATATTCAGGATCAGCTGGTTTATAGCTTCCCGGGATTCCGCAGTCAGCGTTTTGTCGTATTTGAGTTTGTTTTCCAACTCCTGACGTTCCCACGAAAAGCGAAGCCGGGAAAGTTCCAGGTCTTTTTCAAGGCTCGCTTGTCTGAGTTCAAGAATGGATTTTGATAATTGCTTCTCTAAATCGAGCTGTGTCTTGGCGGCTTGTCGTGCTATTTTATTCGCAGCCTCTTGCGCTTTCTCATTCGTTCGTCCAAGTTCTTTTAAGCGTTTGATCTCATTCTCAACAGCTTCGGCCCTTTTATTCCGTGAAATGATTTCGTCCTCCGTGGTTGCGATCTCCTTGTTTATATCGGCAAGTTCTTGTTCCTTTCGCTTGATTAAATCCTTGATGGCCTCCCCTTGCCCATTGATGTCATCTGTACTGATCTTGTACATATCCATCAATGTTTTCATCGCTATTTTGTTTGCAGAAAGGGCTTCGTTATACCGATCCGTAGCATCTCGCACTTTATTCAGCGTGCTTTCCAGTTCATTGGAAACCTCTACATATTCACTCACGACCGGACGGTTCCCGGCCATAGTCGTCCGAGTTTTTGTAGTGTTCTCATTGAACATCCGGTATATTTCCTGCGCACGCTCTTTCAATTCCGGAATTTCACTATTTAACCCGGCACGAAACTCGGTAAAATAAGCGATCCCGGCCTTCCGGCCGAATTTTTTAATAAACTTATCCTGCACGCCTTCGAAGGCTTTGTCCATCGTTTTACCGTATTCTTCGGCGGCATTGGCATTGGATTCCTCCAAACCCTTAGCAATAGCGGCCGCCGTAATACTGCCTGCAAGGGCATCATAAGCCGCCTTTTGGTCCTCCAAATTCCGTATCTCCTCCTTTTGGTTGGAAAGATAGTCCCCGTATTTATCCTCTATGACTTTGCGGGCAGCGGCATATTCGGCTGTACCCTTTTTTGCCTCACGGAGGGCGTCAAACTCCCGCTTCAACTCTGATCGGCTGTTTTCAATGGCCCGGTTGAGGTCTTGCGTATATTGAGCAACATCCGACAACGCATTACCTGCGCTAAACAATCCCTTTACCCACGCCCCGATCTCTTTCCCGTAGGCCGTCAGCAGGGTAATGCCCACGACCAAAGCCGTCTGCCAGGAAAAGATAGACGAAATAACCTGCCGGAACACCGGGATCGTCATTTTCCCCTCGGCTCGCAACGCTTTATTATTGGCTGAAGCTCTCTTCAGTTCATCGGCAAGCATCGGCAGGTTGTTGGAAATCGCCAGAAAAAATTGCTGGGCGGACATCGTGAGCGACGGAAGTTCCCGGGCCACTTGTTGCACCTGGAAAGAAAGCGGACTAAGCGCACTTGCATAATTGCCGACATTGGACCGGAAATTCAGCAAATCCTGCTCGGCCTTGTTCACCTCCGTTTGCATATTGCGGACTTGTTCGGCCATCTTCATTCCTTTTGCCGATTTGCGGTCAGCTTCGGAGAGTGCATAATACTCTTTCGTCAACTTCGAAATATCGTTCCGGAGTTTATTAACGGAGCCATCAAGCTGCGCATCCTTCTTGACCTGTTCGTTGATCTGCTTCATGTATTGACGCTGCGCATCGGTATTTTCCCGAATTACGGCTTTATACCGGGCCATCTTCTCGTAATAATCTGCATCCTCTTTCTTGAGGTTCTTAATAGACTGCCGGGTCTCATCTATTACTTTTTGCGCTTCTGCCCAGCCTTTGATAAGTTTCGAGTATTCGATCTCGATTGTGATGATCTTGTGAATGGAATCCTGTGCCATATATCCTCATATGGATTAAATAATTAACAATCTATTTTATACTAACCCAGCGCTCCGTGTCATGGGTTATTCCCCGGCTCTGCTCGTCCGGTAGGATCGGCTGAGAGGCGGATATACGCCCCCATCTACCGCCCAAAAAATAAGGACCTTTCGATTGGGAAACCTCAAAGCCGCATAACCGTCCGTCATGCCCGAACAGTTTCAAAACCGTCGCATTGTCGGTCGTAATGCTGGCCCCCTTCGCCGGAACCGATATTTGCCGGATAGCATTGATCTGACCGTCTCGATTTCTCTGATATACAACGGCGACTAAACGCTGCGGGACACGCCCCGCCAAAGACGCAAGACGGCCCAAGAAGCCATCGCCAGGGCAATCCACGTATTGCAATGATACGATGTATTTCCCCAAACGGATCTGCCAATCGTCAGACCCTCCGGCAGCGATTTGATTCCGGATGCAATACTCCGTGTAGATTTTGGTTTCTTTTTTCATAACATTTTAATATTCAATAGTTTATCTTTTATTGCGAACCTCTGTCTGCGTTCGTACTCCTCGCACTTACGGCGGGTACGCTCCAGCAACTCTACAAGTTCTTTCTTATTCAATCCTATTGTCAGCGCGCTATCATCCCGCTGACCACCTCTGCGTTTTTCTTTAGGATTTATCCGGCTCATTTCCCCGTTTTTTCGTACTTTTGGCGTGTTGAGAACCAAAGTGCGGGGGAACAGTTTACGGCCCTTGCTTTCGAGGATAGGCGGGCGCAAATACCGCCTATCCTGATCTTCGCCTCATCTTGTCATATCACACGCGAAATCTGCCCGCGTCGAATCCGTTTGCCATATAGAAAGCGATTTTGTCGGCTGTGTGTCGTTCATCACCCCGAAAGCAAAGAGCTGTGCCGAAACCGAATTGGGAGGATTTCGGATAGCGTTCGTAGGCGTTGCCGTCCTCGTCTTTCGCTTTGGGTGCTTTGAACACCTCGTAATAGGTCAGTCCTTCGGAGGTGGTACGCTTGTAACAATACATCCCGTTAGCCTCGTTGTGGGCGATTTTCTCGAATTTGTCGCCGAATTTTGTAAACTCGTCCCGCAATGGCGGGTAAAACATCTGTTTTTTTCATATCCTGTTTCTGAATTTTCGATTATCTTTCGCGTCGTGGGTACTTGTTCCACCCGGGTATTTTCATGCGCTCAAATCGCAACTATCGCTAAAACGGCCCGGCCTCTCGGTCCGGTTCTACATCCGGGCTGTCGTAATCGGCTATACGGGTCAAGCTCTCGTTATGTCGGAAAATCACGCATCCCGTCGCCCCCTCCCGGTTCTTGGCGATATGCAGCAGCCCGACGCCCTCGGCCGGAATGGTCCCGTATCGCCCCGCGTCTATCTCGGCCCGGCCGTACACCGCCGGACGGTCGAGGAACAACACCATATCGGCGTCCTGCTCGATGGCTCCCGATTCCCGGAGGTCTGACAGTAACGGCGTCTTATCGGCCCTATCCTCAACTTTGCGCGACAACTGCGACAACAGGATGACGGGCGCGTCAAGCTCCTTCGCGAGCAGCTTTGCCGAACGGCTGGCAGCGGCGATCTCACGCTCGCGGGTGCTTTGAACGTTACGGGACGTCGTGTCGAGCAGTTGCAGGTAATCAATAATGACCATCCCGCACCGTCCCCGGCGGTGCATCGCCTTGCATTGCGAATGTATAGCCCCTATCGTGATATTAGCGCGATCGTTTAGGTAAACAGGCATTGCCGAAAGGTCCGCGGCGGCCCGTTCGAGTTCGTGCCAGCTGTCGGCGTCTATATCGCCCGTGCGGAACGATCCGGAGTTAACGCCCGAGCCTCCGACCAGCATACGCCCAGCCAGCTGGGTATTGGGCATTTCAACAGAATACATACACACCGGAACCCCAGCGATAGCGGCGGCACGGGCAAAATGCAACATCGTAGCACTTTTGCCCATCCTGGGGCGGCCGGCCAACACGATAAGCTGGCCACCCCTCCAGCCGCCCGTCAGCGCGTCAAGCCGTTGTAAGCCCGTAGGAATACCGATGCACTCGCCCGCCTGTCGGGCCTGCTGCCGACGCTCCAAGTCGTCGAGGGTGGCCCGCACGACATCCCACAATGGCGTTATGTCATTCGAACGCACAGCCCGGTCAGCTATCGCGGTTATTTCCGATGTAGCCCAATCCACAACGCCGTCGGGATCCGACACAGCGCGTGCCGCGAGTTCGTGGCCGAAAAGGCATAGGCGGCGCCGGATTTCGGTGTTTGCGAGTTGACGGGCGTGGTCCAGTATATTAACGCCGGAACCTACTGCGTTGGTCAGTTCTACCAGGTAGCGGGTCATCTCCCGGCCTTTCAGTTCCGGACGATCTGCGAGCGTGTAGAGGTCGATTTTGTCGCCACGCTCCAACATCGAGAGCATCGTACTGTATATTTTGCCGTTATTCACATCAGAAAAGGCTTGAATTTCGACGATCTCTGCAACATCAGACAGTTGATACGAATCAAGGATCAATGCACCCAAAACAGCCTTTTCGAGTTCGGGCGATTCTGGCAACCCCTCAACAGGGGCCGGGCGGTTATAGGAAATTTGTTTTCCGCGCTTCATAGTTAGTTTGTTTTTGGGTTGTGGTATTAAACTCGGATTTGCGGCGCATCCAATTTCGCGCGGCGGCTTTCCAGTCTTTTATCGGGTTCTTACCGGTTCGCCAGCCGTTGGCCGTGAAATGGTCGTAAAAGCATTCGGCATCCGTATCGCTTCCGTCGATCGTCAAAAAATAATCTTTGACCATTTCGAGCGAGGGAGCAACAAACGCCCGGCGTTTAGTTGCGACGTCTCCCCCTATAACCCCCTTTTCATTAACATTAACATTAGCATTATCATTATGATTTAAGGGGTTGTTTTTGGGGTTGTCCCCTGGGGTTATCCTTTGGGGTTGTTTTCTCGCATTCTGATTCCCTTTCGGGGCGCCTCCGTTTTTCCCGTATTCGGCACCTTTAAGGCCGTTATTTCTACACGCGTCGTAACGCCTTATCGAAGCCTCAAGCTGCGGGCGTATCAGTTTCCACGCCAAGCGACCCACGGGGGACAATCCGTCCGGATCTACGCCGAAAAATGCAAAATCCGTAATAGCTTCGTATACTGCTAACTTGTCGGCGTCCGGCATATCGCGTATGGCGTCCTTAAAACTCCAATAAAACGCAAACGTTTTTCGGTTCGGATTTTCCGTGTGCCCTATTGCGGTCATCGTTGCACCTCCTTTCCCGTATTGTCTTGCTGAATAAAGTACCGCTTGAACCGTCCGCCGTGTTCTCCGTCGCACCACACATCGGCAATCGGCACGCCTTTCGCCCGTAGGTCACGTATCGAGCTGCGGGGATCGGACAACCTTAGCGCCGCGGAAATATCCGCTACCGAATGGCGCCCACCCTGCAACAGGAAATTATACACCCGCCGTTGATGGTGACCAAACGAAATTTGCATATCATTCCCGGATTGCGTATATTTGTCGGTGCCGTTATTTGCCCCTGCGTGCTCGCTCCGAGTGCCGGGGGCTTCTATCTGTCTCATAAGGCCCGGCGGTTATTTACGGTTGGCACTTTCGGCGATACGCAATGCGGCAGCGGTCCGCCTGTCCTCAGAATGGACGGTGCGCGATTCAATCCACGCAAGAAGTTCTTTTTTAGAGAATACCGTGCGGCGTCCGAACTTCCTGTAAGGGATAGTGTTTTTGTAGACTTGATTGTAGAGCGTGGCCCGGGTGGTGGGTATGCCTTGTTCGGTCAGGAACAAAGCGGCATCTTCGACGTTCATGCCGTCTGTTTGGACGGGCTCGTTCTTGCGCCGGAAGTCGGCGAGTTTGGGAAGAATCGCGTTTACTGCATCGCTGATGATGGATTGCAGTTGTGCGGGAGTGGTGACGATAACAGGTTCATTCATACCTTGACACTATTGATTGTTTTACAATATCCGCTGATCGGGCGGATTGCTCAACGTTGATAGTGCAAAGGAGCAAATAATTAAATTGGATCGTAAATACTACCCATTTGGAGGACAGGTGAAAAGCTATGCAAAATAGTTGTCCAGTATGTCGCAAATTATACTACACAACAAAATGACAAATACAGACAAATAAAAAAAGCTGTCCAGTAAAAACGCACAATGCCCCACAAAAAAAAATTACATTTCTTTCAGCCTTTCTATGGTTTTTCTTACCATTATATCAAATTTGGGCTGACCCAATCGGCGCAACCCCATTGAATTGGCAACAGTCACAATAAATCCTTTATTAATCCAATCTGTTACGGTTTTTCTATTTCGTCCTGTTATACGAGCAAAATATGCTGCACTTATACAAATATCGCGTTCTCCATTTGCGAGATATTCATAAGATGACCCGAGTTCGTTTTTATCATACTCCGTTAGCTTTGCTATTGTGTCAGCAAACCTATGCCGTTGCTCTTTATCCGCTTTCTTTATGCGGATGTCTATTATATTCCAGTCGTAGTCGTCCGCGCATATGTCACAACACTCTACAAGGTCTTTTATAATAGCATTTTGCGCATCTTTCGAAAACCTCATTAAGAATTTATCAAATTTATACCGACCCATATCCCTAAAATTTAGTTAATAATTCCGCATTCTTCTGCCGTTCCTCCCTCTCGAAGCTGGCAAGGTAATTTTCGGTCGTCTTGAGATCTTGGTGCCCCAGCGATTCCGAGATATAGGCAATATTGGTTCCTGCCCGCTTCAACACCGTAGCGAACGAATGCCTGGCAGTATAGGTCGAGATATTGCCAATACCCAGCCTTTCGCCTATCTCTTTCATGCGACGATTGATCGCACGGGTGAAATACATCGTTTTATGCTTCCGCCGCATCGCATCCTCCTGCCCACCGAGGATCGGAAAAATAAAGCTATCGGGCCGGGAGGGGTTGCCCCATCGGTTAATTATTGCCTGCATCCGCTCCGTGACAACGACCCGGATTTCCTTGCGGGTCTTGGTCGTGCGTTCGGTCTTTTGCCGCACAAAGCATATTTCACCATTCACAATGTCCCGATACCTCAACTTTACGAAATCGGCAACGTTGATCCCGTTACACAGGTAGAGGAACAGCCAATAATCACGGTATTTGGCCGTCGTTTCGGTCCCGTCGTCATACCGGGCTATCTGTCCTATTTGCTCCAGCGTAAGGGCCAATTTGCGGCCCTCGCCCTCCTGTATCTTGTATTTATCCCTACCGAATGGATATTGCGCCTCCTTGATAACCCCGGCCCGCTTGGCGTCATTGAGAATTACCCGGATATGCCGCATATGTATGGCGACCGTCGTTTGCCGCTTTCCCTCCGACAAGAGGAACCCCTCGTATTTTCTTAACCACGTCGGCGTGATTGAATCGAACGCAATGCGAGACCCCGCAAAGCGTTCTACGCCGAGCAATACCCCGTGGTATGCGGATGCACTGCCGACGCGCCCCACCTTTCCCAGCTCGTCGATCTTTACCCGGAATGCCGTATTTACCGTGTCCGTTGTCGCCCCTTTCAAGCGGGTGTTAAGGTCGTCAAGTGTAAAAGCCCCCGACGTGGCCAGCTCCTCAACGGCCGCCCGCACTATCTGGTAGCTGCTTTCGATGTCCTTGCGAACAGCTACGAGTGCGCGGGCCTTTGTAGCCGGCAATATTTCCCATTCTTCAGCGGTCAAATCTTTACCAGTAGTGTAATAACACAATCGCCTGCGATAAGTAACACGAATACGCACCGGAAACAAACCGTTTTTCTTTGGGTGGCTTGTATCAATCACGGCGGCAACGGTTATCCCGTCTTTCGAGTAGTGCATCTGTTTATAAATTTGAGTTCGGGTAAACAATTTCGAAACAAATATACATATTTATATGAAATCGACAAAAATGCAATGAAATAAAATAACTATATTTACAACTGAAATACAGCTATTTACAAGATAAAATAAAAATTACCAAAAATCGACAAAACCCGATTTGCTACGATTCATAATCATGAGGTCCCGAGTTCAAGTCTCGGACCCGCTACGGAAGGGGTTAGATTGCAAAATCTGCCCCCTATTTTTATACCCCGTAAAATAGTTAAGCATCTTATAATCAGCAAATAAACAAAATTGCCATATTTTAAGATATTTTAATAACCATTCAAAATCGGGGTATTTTAGGGGTTCGTTGGAATACAATTCGCTTTCGGGCAAAAGTTGTATTCCAGACTTGTAATAAAAGGTATTCCAGCGGGTTATGAAAACGATCTGCTGACTATGGTTGAAATACTGAGAATCACTTATTATCTCTACGAATTTAAGAAAAACCGACGGGGTACAGCCCCGATTTACTGCAAGTTAACGACTGACGGTGCAGAACGCCAGCAATTTTCGACGGGACTTTATGTAACACCAGACTTGTGGGACAAAGACGCTCAATGTGTCCGTGGAACCTCGGAAGATGCCGTGCTGATTAACCGTCGCTTGCAAGACATTACCATCGAACTCAAAGGCATCGAGCGTAAATTGTACGAAGCTGACGGGAATGTCTCGCTGGCTGAAATCTACTCGATCTACAAGCACAAGACGGTGGAGGAACATACGTTGTGCGGGATTTTCCGGGAGCGTCTGAACAAGATGGAGCAACT